GCTATTCAATCAAACTTAATTTTTATAGAGTTTCATTTTCCCATGGATGGGAACCCTTTAATTTTTAGGAGCGCAGTAAAATGGCAACAACTAAACAGCCAAGTAAGCCGGCCATAGTTATTATGATCGGAAAAAAAGCCCCCGCAAAGATGCCAAAGGGTAAAGCCCCCGGCAAGAAAAAGGGGTGTTAAAATGTTTGTTTACAGATATCCAGGCGATCAGATTGAATATCTGGAGGGTAAAACCTACGATATTAAAAAGGTTGACGACGGCGACGAATTAACCGACGCATTAGTTAACGGTTGGGCATTATCCCCCGATGAAGCCGAAGCGTTAACCGCCCCGCCAGTAAAAACAACCAAGAAAACAAAAGCAGAGGTGTAACCAATGTCAGACAATAGCGGTTTAAATAGTGGATGGACAAAACTGGACATTATAACGGCCGCTTTTAATGAGATCGGTTTTGCTAATTATTTATATGATATCGACCCGGCGCAATTAAGCCGGGTTTTATTGCAGCTTGATGGATTAATGGGTACATGGGCGGCCATGGGCATTAATATCGGTTATCCATTGCCAACCAGCCCGAGCGGTTCAGATATCAACCAGCTATCAAACTTACCAGCGCCAGCGGTTGAAGCCGCTTATATGAATTTGGCAAAACGCATAGCCCCGTCGTTTGGTAAAACTTTAACCCCTGATTCAATAAGCAACGCTAGGGAATCATTCACAGCAATGCTTTTAAACTTGAGTGTTATACCAGATAAACAATACCCCGGAACGTTGCAAGCGGGCGCGGGTAATAAACCGTTAAGCCGGGTTTTTAATTCGGGTAATGATTCAACAACCCCAACCGAGATACTTTAATATGAGCCAATTTTTAAACGGTGGCCGGTTGCCGGTTACTCAGTCAGTTGGGGCCGGTGATTTGGTCCCGGTGTTTGTTCAAAATTCAGGGTTAACCATGGCGGCGGCGCTTTCGACAATTGCCGCTTATATTCAAAGCCTGTTAACGTCGGCGGCCGCGTACATATATTTTTACAGCGTACCATTGACCGGCGCGACGATCCCTGATAATGGCGCAACTTATAACAAGTGGTACATTATCCAGCCAGCCGGGACAATTGCCGCGTTAACAGTGACATTTCCTGCATACGGTGTGGCGATTGACGGCCAGGAAATCGCCCTAGTTTCAACGCAAACAATAACCGCCTTGACGATAACCGCGTCAGGTTCAACCGTGATCGGAGCTAACGCGGGATTAAGCCCAACAACCCCGATTAATTTTAAATACAACCAACCGCTTAACGTTTGGTTTAGGTTTGGATCATAACCATGATGAACGCTACAATATATCCAGGCGGTTCGGCCGTCATTGAAATGCAGTTAGGTGAGAGCTTGACAGTTGATGTGATCGATGCGGGCATAGCTAAAGTTTACAAGATCGGACCGTTAGGAACTAAGCAACCAATGGCGTTTAATCCGATTGTGAAAAGTAATTTTGTCGTTAACTATCCAGCGTCCGACGTGGGCGACGGGACTACAACAATTTTTATTGAATCGGTTGGAGCGCTTATAGAGTATTCAACGGGCAAAGCGCCAGTTGTAGCCGAAACAATTCCAAAATTGCCAAAATATAGCCCCGTCCCGGCCCTAATTGATGACGCGGTTGGACGTTGTTTTGGGATCCAGCCATTAACCCCCGGCGTTGGGAATTACATACCAGGGGACCTTTTAACAGTTGTTGGTGGAACGTTTACAACCGCGGCCAAAGCCATAGTTGTTGAAACAATGGTGGTTAGCGCCACAATTGTTAATGCGGGATCAGGTGGTACGAATGGATCCACAACGTTAACAGGTACAACCGGGACATTTTCAGAAGCATTTTTATTAACGGTAACGATTGCTGGGGGCATTTGTACAAGTATAGATTCAATCAAGCGGGCGGGATCCTATAGCGTTAACCCTACGAACGTGTTAATTGAGCCAGTTACTAACGCAACGTTAACGGGTTGTACTGTTAACGTTGTAATGGGCGTTAAAACTACAAATTTACAGGATCCCGGCGTTTATTCAGTTGTCCCGGTAGCAGGGACGACCGTAACAGCAACAGGTGGGACCGGATCAGGAGCAACGTACAACGCCCTTTTTTATCCCCCTAAACCAAAAGTTACTTTTAACAGCACCAATGCGGGCGGCCAGTTTCCAGCGTCCACAATTCCGAGCGGCGTTAAAATTCCGTTTACGGATGCCGCCAGTATTTATATTTATGATCGAGCTGGTTACACGTTTAAAAAGACAACAACCGCTTATGACTTTTACCAGGGGCGGGCAAGTGGTTTAGCGTGGCATACAACAATGAGTTTTACTCATGAGGGTACGATGTTTGAAATCGTTGGAAATGCTAACGATAAATGGAATTTTTACGTAGATAGAATGGACGGGAAAGGGTTTGTTATCTTATGTCCGTTATATATCAATATTCCGACGGGGTTGGGTAATGATATCTCATTTATTAAAGTTAATTTTGGGACGCGTGGATTTAGGCGCATTGTAGCGGTTGGTTACAACGCTTCTTGCGCGGGGTTGGTGATCGAACCGAATACAACCGTCGGCGCGTTAGATCATACCGTCGATTTTCCCCCATGGGCGTTATTATCGGATTCTTACGGAATACAGCGGTGCAATCAATGGTGGGCGGGTCCATTTGATGAATTCGTTAGCAACGTACACGGGGTTTTAATCCATGAATCAGCTGTATCAGGTACGGGGTACAGTTCGGGATCAATTAACTTTATTGATCGTTTACCGAATATCATAGCTTGTAATCCTAAAAACGTATTGATTGCCGGAAACCTTAACGACGCGATCGGGGCTGCACATACGGCCGCGGTTAAAAACTTTTACGCTACTTTATTTACTCAGTTACCCAACGCGGTATATTTGATAATTGGGGGTTGGACCCCCGCAAGCAGTTGGTTAGGCGCATCAATACCAGATCAACAAGGCAAAGCGGCGGTTGTTCTTAATGAGTTGAAAAATTATCCCGGCATTAATTGGGTGTTTGTAGATCCAACCCGCGGGACCTGCACCAATTCAAGGGGTATCACGTTTAACGTAGGTCCTCCACAATGGTTTACGGGTACGGGTTGGGTTGGCGCTACAACCGGAAATGGTAACTTTGATTTTTATGGTAACGATTCGTCACACCCGAATAGATTGGGGTGTGAGTATGTGGGCGCGTTGTTAAGTTTTGCTTTCGTAACATCTCAAAACATGGGTTAATTTATGCAGGTCCCAATATTAAGCGGCGTTTATAGCGATCAGACGGGGGATTATAGGAGTAGTTACCCCGTGAACCTTGTACCGGTAGCACAAGCAACGGGGATAAGTGACAGCTATTTACGACCCGCCGAAGGTTTAGAACGGGTAACGGATACCGTCGGAAATGACCGCGGCGGGATCGTTGTTAACGGTGTTTTATATCGGGTTATCGGCAATAAGTTTGCGCGAATAAATGCTAATGGTTCAATCGTTTATTTAGGGGTTATTCCGGGGACGGGGCAGTGTTCTTTATGTTACAGTTTTGATATTATTGCAATAAGCGCGGTTGGTTTATTATATTATTTCACGTTAAAAACTAACAGTTTGGCGCAAGTTATAGACCCGTTTTTACAGACCTGTTTATATATAAACTGGTTGGACGGTTATTTTGTCAGCACAGACGGAGACTATATAATCACATCAAATTTAAGCACACCAACAACGTTCAGCCCATTAAATTACGGATCCAGCGAAGTAGTTCCAGATTCAATTAACAGCTTGCAAGTTTTACGTAATCATTTATATGCAATTAACCGCTATTCTATTGAGCAATTCCAAAATATAGGCGGGCAGTTTTTTCCCTTTCAACGCGTTGACGGTGGTTTTATCCCACGCGGAGCGGTGGGCAGTTTTGCCGCTTGCGTGTTTGATGATTCAATTGCTTTTGTTGGCGGCGGCCAAAATGAAGGCGTCGGCGTATGGTTGGCGGTTGATTCTAACATGACTAAGATAAGCACAAGGGAAATCGACGTACAGTTACAGCGTTATACAGACGACGAATTACAACATATTATTATTGAAGCCCGGACCGACAAAAACCACAAGTTTTTATACATTCATTTACCGAATGGATCCTATGTATACGACGCGGCGGGGAGTGCAGATTTAGGCGCGCCAATATGGTTTATTTTAAGATCAACGTTAACCGGTGAGGGACCTTACCAAGCGTTTAATTTTAACTATGCTTATAATGAGTGGTTCTGCGGAAACCCTATAGCGAGTGGTTTAAACAAATTGAGATCGGATATTGGCGGGCATTATGGGGCGGCGGTTGGTTGGGAGATACAAACAGGGATCAGTTATAACGGCGGGCAAGGTGGCATTTTTCACGAAATTGAAATCATTTGTTTAACCGGCCGCGTTGAGAATATGAGCGATGATCCCATGATATGGACCAACTACAGTAACGACAGCGGCATAACCTGGAGCAATATCAGAACCAGGCGGGCCGGTAGGTTGGGGCAACGTGAAAAGCGTTTAAACTGGCTACAATGCGGCGTTATGAATGATCGACGGATCCAACGAATAGGCGGAACCAGTGACAGCCATTTGACTATTACCGCCTTAGAAGTTCGGGCCGAAGCCTTAGTTAATTAATGAAAATTTTAACCCCCTCAAACAGTCAATTATCAACGTTTTTAAACTCTAACGATTTGATAAATAGGTTTATTAATCTGTTTACAGTTGCCAGGAATGAGCAACAATTAAGCCTTAAAAGTATGATAATAAATCCGGTTGACGGCGGCAGTTATGACGTGACGGAGAGCGGGCAAAGTTTATGGTTAGAGTTTTACCCCGCGGCGGTTATAACAGGGGGTTTTACTGTAACATTACCCAATGTTGATAATTTAATCGACGGACAAGAAATTTTTTTAACGACGTATTACACAATCAACCCTATATTATTATTAAGCCCAGGAGCGGCGTTTAATACGGGTTTTACTTCACTAGCGGCCAACGCGGCCGGGGTGAGGTTTAAATTTTCCAAAGCAAGCGGAATATGGTACAGAATGTGAAAATCACAAAAAAACAACAAAAAACTTTAAAAAACCATAACCGAGCGTTAACCGTCCAACGCAAAAAAGGGGAGAAACTTGAGCGGTTTTTAATTGATAACGTTAAGCCCGAAACCTGCCCGGTTGAGCATTTTTTTACTGATAATAGTGGCGGTTTAGATATCATGGCGCGGGCGTTTACGATCCCGGCCGGGGTGGTTATAACAGGCGCGTTATATTCAATAGAGTGTTTTTGGGTGTTAGCCCGCGGCCGTTTGCGGATCGTTGAGGGGGATTTAACCCGAGATATTGAAGCCGGGGAATTGTTAAAAAATTCGGTAGGTACAAAAAACAGTATGTACGCTTATGAAGATAGCATATTGTACGGATTTGTACCCAACCCAACAAACAGCCGAAAATTAGAAAATATTGTTAAAAATGTAATCAAACAGCCTTATAATGAATTATTAGGTGAACCGGCCAACAAACAAGCGTTAACGTGGGACATTACACATGATTTTACATAAAATTTTAAA